ATCAAGATAAACACTTTTTTGCATATCAAAGCTATCTTCAAAATCAGATACAAGAGACAGCCCATCTGGAGACGCATCTGGATCGTTCAATGCCGAGTCCATAGCGTCTTGAGTTATAGATGTTGCAAAGTTCGTGGCATCAGTCTCGAACAATTTTTGCTTAACGTTCTCTGCGCCCGCAACAAATCTGCTTTGTCTAGCGCCTATATCTGAGGCAACGCCTGAAAGACGAGAAAGTCCCTTAGCCAAAGCTTCAAATCCTGAACCAGCATCATCCTCAGAAGACACTACTGCACGCCGAGGTGATATGGTTGGTGATACTTCTCTAGAGATAAAGGTATTAATCTTTGGCACTATTTACCTCTTGTATATGCTTCATATGTGTCACCGGCCCCGCCAAGAATTGTCCCAATTTGACCAAGTTGATGAGAGCGCCGAGCGACTCTTTCTTGTTCAGCCAAGGCTACGCGCTGGCGACGAAGCGTTGATATATCCGCAGCAGCCCCACGCCTTATTTCTGCAATCTGTTTTTGAGCCTCAGCTTTATCTGATCCGAGAACATTTATGGCCGATGAGATATCAACACCAGCCCTAGCAAATGCAGATACATTTTCTCCAAAATTTATGTCAGATTCTTTCTTAAAGACATCGACATCTTTAATTAATTTCCGTCCACGCTCGGCTTCTTCTGCGTCTATTGCGGCCTGTTCTGCGCGAGTCCTGGCTCTTCGAGCACGATTTTTCTCTTCGTTTGCCATGTAATTCATGGCCGTTCCAGCTATGGCAAGACCAGCAGCTACAGCCCCCACTTAAAAGAACCTCGCAAAAATTTTGTAATCAGCTCCATCCGGACCATACTTTTTAAAATATCCCTCTTCTTCAAAGCCCAAAGACTTCGCCCACCGTAATCCTTCTGGATAATCAGCTCGAACCTCTAGACTCAAGCGCCTCAAGTTTAATTTTTCAGCGTGAAGCCTAATCATCCTTAGTACTGCCTTATGAAAAGCAACTGGCTTTTCTTTTACATTATCGCTTATAATTCCCCAAATCTCACCGACTCCAGACCAAAGCTTAGTAAGTCCAAGTATTGCGATGGGCCTATTTTCAATGACAACAGTATACATGCAACACGACTCGCTTTTTGATGCGGCCAAAAAGTGTTTCTCTAGCTCTGGGTCTCCTGAATATATCCATTTTTTTTCGATAGCAGAAATGTGCCATTCCTGAAATCCTATTATCTTTATCATACGTCATAGGCTACACCCCTGGCCGTAAAGCAGGCAACACGACAAGGAAGAGGAACATCCTGCTGAACAACAATACGCCCCTCTCTATCATAATTAAGTGGCATCTGAAGAAGCTTGTCTCCAGTAAAAAGTGGTATGGCCTGATCCATCGCCAGATCTGGCGGCCTAAATTCAATTTCGATGAGTTTATTTTGACTAAAGCCAAATTTGGCCCCTATCGTCTTCACGAACCTAATTAACAATTGATCTAATTTCTTAACGGCCCCCTGGCTAGAGCCGATACCAGAACCATCTTCTATATTTAAGGACTTAATCCGACCAGAGTATGGCAGCCCAACTATGGCCTCAGTGTATGTCCCAAGAATTGAAATATCGATCTGACCGCCGGATACGACCTTTGGCCCAAGATATTTACCATCTGCAACTATAACTACGGTCTGGCCCTCAAGATGAGATAGGCCCGTGATAATGGTGAATGTGCCGCCTGGCTTAAATAAGATGGCGCTATCACAAAAAACCATCTTATCGTCAATGCTCGATGATGAATTAAATGGGGCATTGAGATTGAACTCCTTACCCATTTTCTCAATATATGTTACCTGATTTGCATTTATTGTTCTTTGCACAGCAATCCAAAGATCATCTGTTGTGCCGTCCGAAGATGGTAAAGAAGCTATTGACTGAACTTGTGGAATCTTTGTTTGATACGTTCCGCCCATCCTATGGTAATGAAAAGCATTTACCCCAAACTGTCTATCCTTGGTCGTAGCAAATAACCCACCATTCTTATCTAAGATCCATATCAGGGTCTCGTCGGTCTCTTGTTTGGCTATGTGATTAATCTCTGGTTTATTTTGCGTAAGTGATTGCTCTAGAGTTTTTGATGGCATATGATCGGCTAGCTTTGTTATATCGAATGCAGTGTATGCATCCTCATCACGATTAAAAATAAACTCTCTAATCTTTGTCGCAGCCTTGGCTAAAAATAAAAGAGCATTCTCAACTCTAACTGGTTGTCTATAGTTAGAGCCATAGGCAGTCTCGGAGGTGACAGAAACATCAACGGCGGACAAAGCTGCATTCACACCCCTTGCTATATATTCACGGCCAAGAGTTCCTGTGTTAAGGACCTTAGATGAGTTTAGCCATTGAATCTGATTTACCTCTGTTGAAGCAACCGTTAATGAAAATGGATCGCTTGCTGTTGGCGTTCCATACCCAGGGTCAGTCACAGCGCCTAGGGCATCAAATTCAAAAATATCCCCTATCTCTGAGCCCCAAACCGTATCTGGTTTTTTAGTTGTCCCACCAAAGAAAAGCCTTTGCTCATGAAACGAGATACTTCTTGGAAACCCTCTTCCAGAGTACCACTCGGACTGCTCCCAGTTTGCTGTAGCGGCAATCGCTGGCTTTGCTCCAGATAGCCCGCTTTGAGTTGTGACATCAGTTGAGCTGTTAAATACCGTTATGAATCTATAGTATGTAACTCCGCCAGAATTTATCTTAAGAACAGAGCCAACCATGTCTGGTGTGAAATATGAAACAGAGGAATTTACCGTTTGATTGAATCCACCACCCGTAGCTGGGGCCGATAGCGTATTTGTTGTGTTTAAATTTACAAAATATGGGACGCCACGCTCACCAAATAGATTTATTGATGATGTCCCAAATCCATCCGTAAAGATTGTCGGGCTTACCCACCAAGGCCTTATTGAAAATGTATTTGCCGCAGTCCTTGCAAGTTGCCATGGCGGATGATTTGGGTGGCAAAAGAAAATAAGGTCTCCACTTTGACTATACTGTGCTTCATCAATTTCATCGTCATTTGCAAACGACAGGAACCGACTCGATGACCACCAAGTTGTGTTTGCAATTGGTGTGATTGTCGATTCGGCGTATCCATCTACGTTTATTATAGCAAGCCCGGTCTCGCCACTAAACCGAGTAATCAAAATGGCATAAGCCTCGTCTCGATTGAATACAAAAGGTATTATACGAACTTTTCCAGTAAGGGTTACTGGGCTGCCACCGTTGAGTGTCTGAGCAACCGGAAGTCCAAGCGTATTATATGGACGATAGAGGACTATTTCTTTTCTTATGAACTGTGTGCCTGGACGATAATTTGCTCCGCCCCTTGATTTAACTATGAAGTTTAATATTTCTTCACATGAAACGCGATAAAGATCTAGATCAGTTCTTCCCCATGACTCTGGGGATATTTCGCCACCAAGAAAGTTGTTTTGTATATGGCGAAAGCGCGGCATTTAAAACCTCGAAAAAAACCAATCGTTTGCCTCTACCTGTTTTACTGAAGATTCCATGGCATTAAATGACCTGGCCATCTTTAACATATCATCATAATTTTTTGCCATTAACTGGGTAATGGTCGACGACTGAGTTAAAGGATAGGCAAATTCTTTTGAAAGACGGGCTGCCAATACTTCGGCAAAAAGCGGTGTAAACCTAGTTTCAGATACCTTCTTCAAATATTTGATTGCAACAGCATCTTCATTTGTTACCAGGTAGCGCTCTCCAGTATTAGGATCAATCTCCATATCCCAGCTTACTTCACCGATAGTGCCCTGGTTCTGGTCTGTATCGAGAATACGCAAAACATCAACTGGAAGCTGAAAGGCTTTTGTATATTGCCAGGTCGGCACAAATACCGTTAGCGCAAGATTCGCGCGTGCAATTGCAAACTTCCATGGATGTTCCATTAAAAGAGAATCTCGCAGCTTTTCGTATTGTTCTTTGCAAAGAACGCCTGCCGCCGTCTGATCATTCAAGCTGGTGATGCGCTCTGCCCCGAGTTTGCTCAGGGCAGAGTTGCATATTGAAACATCACTTATGACCAAGGATCACCTTAGTCTAGTGAATATTCGATTTGATGACTAAACTTTAGGCCCGCAAGTGCGGCACCATCAAAGGTCGCAACAACGTCAACGGCATCAGAAAATGTTTTTTCCATTCCTGCTCCGTTGGCGGCCATCGAAACAAAGCCAACAGTATTCATGTCGGCGTTGTTAATCAGACCGTTTGCGCTGGCTGCTTCTGCTCCATTGGCCTTCCAGCCAAGGTCCATCGTCAAAGCTGCGCCGTTTGCAACCTTAACAACGATACGACCATTGATGATCTTTGCGCCCTTTGGAATTTGGCCAAGAACAACTGTATCGTTGGCAATGTGTCCACCAACTGGAACAGTGTACTCGTCCATAATGACGCGTCGTCGACCGCCTTGATCCTGAACCGAGACCTTCTCAGAAGGGCTGGCCAGGCGTCTTGTTGCATTCGTACCTTTAAATTCTGCCATTTTCTCCCCCTATTAGGCTTCGTTACAAAGGATCACGACAACTTTTTCTTCTTCCATGCGAGTAGAGCCTAGAGACATTGCGGCATACACTTGTTCAGCATAGCCCTTGTCTGCACGCTCACTCACACGGGTCATGATATCCATTGCGGTTGAAAGGATCAATCCATCTTCTGCCCAGGCCAAAACTTTGCGATATCCGCTGGCATTCCCTGCTCCTGCGCCAACCGCACCAGTAGTGGTGTCAAAGGCTAGAGTGCTGGACTGCGTACGCAGACGTTGGCTTCGGATAAACTCAAAACCCAAGAAGGTGTTGAGTTGACCCTGGACCAGAGCGCGCACTGTGTTGAAGTCAGCAGACGTCACTTGAGTCTCGGACAAGAGACTTTCAAGCTGAGAGCTGGAGTGTGCAATATATCGCTTGATCGATTCATCAACATCAGCATCATCAAACTTCTTCTTGGCTCGGCGAAGGGCCTGAACGTTAAGGTTCACACCTGCGCCAGCATTCACCGAAACTAGCTTTTGGCTATTAGGGTGGGCTACGGCAGTGGTGCCCTCTTCTCCAGAATATGCATCACCGTCTGCGGCAAGGATAATTTCGTCATCCTTTGCGCGGCCAAATGCCCAAACGAATGCCTGCGTGTAGCCGCTGGCTGGATCAATAAGAATGCGAATCTTATCTTCTTTATCGATAAGATCTGCGTGCTCATAATCATTAAGCGTTACGCGCCTACGCGAATGAGGCGTGTCATACAATGGGGTGTCATTATGACGAGATACTTTTTTCTGTGCAGTGACAGGGCCCAGGCGATCAAAAAATTCAGACTTTCCTTTTTGGGTCTCGCGACGAACAGCCATCATCAAGCGAGATCCTTTCTGCTGAGACAAGTGATACAAGTTCGCATTGAACTGTTTCACATGTGCTTCAGTAATTTGTTGCGACATGCTTTCCTCCTCAAAAGAGTAAATTAAAATTTAATCTATTTCTTTTTGTGATCTTAAAACTTCATCGTTGGAACCATTGCGGTCTGCCCAACTCCGTATAAAGAACACTGAGGATCGAAGAAAACGACTGCCCTCAAATATATTCTGAAGGCAATCGATAATTGTTGTCAATAAGCTCTGTTCATTTGTTGTCTTTGGTCCGGATGCTTCATCGCAAAGAAGCGCTGCATATCGTCAACAGCCTTTTTGTGATTCGGGTGGCTCTTGTCCAGATATGCTGGATCTGCCATAAGTTGATTGATTTCTTTATCGATATCTCCTGGTGCCATTCCTTGAGGAATAAATTCCGAACCAATAATTTTATCTTCTCTCAGTAGCCCACCCATAAAAGCCATAAGCTTAATCATCATTGGATCATCGCCCATACCCGTAGCGTCTACCCAAGTAAAAACCTGTTTTGGATCAAGCCCATTTTTTTCCGCAAAATAAGAAAGAGCGCGCTTACCATAAGAAATCTTCTCGTCCCAAGCTTGCCCAAATTCTTTTCGAAGCTGCGAAAGGCCGTCCTGAATTTTGTCGGTATATTCCTTATCCATCTTCGCAAGAGCTTCATTGTTCGCAGAGTGGTACCAAGAAAGGATCTTGTTTAGTTGGGCTGGGAGTATGCCGGCCTTGTAAGCATTGTCCCGAAGTTGAGTCACAAATCCTTCATCAAAATTGTGACCATTCGGAAGATCAAGCTTATAGTTCTCCACAGATTCTGGGAGACCAAGCTTATGATAAACTTGTTTCCAGTCTTCCTCTGTTGCGTTTTTTCCTGGAATAGCGATCTTGTTCGCCCCAATAGCAGATTGGCTGTGTAGTAACATTTCTGCCATAGCCTTAAGACTTGATACATTTTTGATAGTAGGATTGCTTCTCATCTCTTCCGGCAGAGATTCTTTCCAGTTATCCGGTATAGAAACAGTTGGCTGGGGCGATTGTACCGGTTGTGGCGCAGGAATTGACGGTGGAACCGAAAGATCTGGTGCGCTCGACAATGCGCTTGATGGAGTTGACTCAGGACTACTCGTCGGACTTAAAGGCGCTTCGCTCATTTTCTTCTCCTTGTTTAATTAAGTTTAAGATGTCTTCTGTTGAAGTATTCAATTGCTTTAAAATAAACAGGAGAACGGAGCGCTTACCATCATTATAGGCTGTTGTGTATGGATCACCGACGGTATGTGCTGGCGACAAAAACCCACTTTCCTTCATTAGATCAAATAGAACTTTTTTTCCATAAATTCCATCAAAAGAAGATTTATAGCTTTCAAGAAGCGAAAGCTTTCGCTTGAGCCTTGCGCTCTTTTGTTTTTCTTCCATTAGCCACCAATTTTAGCGAGAGCGGGAACAGTTTTGCTGATGTTTTCAGAGGTATTCAATTTAAGTTGCTCTTCCATTGCAAGTTGTTGTTGCTGTGCACGCTGTTCTCTTATCCGACGAACTTCAGCGTCTGAACGCACAATCTCTTGATCTGCATTGTTGATTTTCCAGATCTTTTTAAGAGCAACATTGCCATCCAAATTATCAAGGACAGATGGGTCAGCAGAAATAAATGGTGTCGCCTGTTCTACTGCGCGCAAGATTGCTTTAGATTCATTCTGTCTTTGCGTTCTTGCGATAAGAGATGAGTAGTTAACATCAAGTTTCCCGCCAAATCTTTTCAATATATCTGGGGCCGGATCAATCATTCCTCTTTTTTCCATGATCTCATAGACCCTATCAATTATTGGTCTTAGGGTTTCTGATTGCTGCCGACCAAGAATTGGACCCATAAAACGAAGAGCCTCTTCAACTCTTTGCTCAACCTCTGTCGCTGTCATCTGGGGCGTGCCCTGTCTTAGACGAAGCTGATCAACATAAAAAGAATCTCTGATGCGCTGACGCTTTTCTTCAATAACCTGAATTCCAAAATCAATTCTTGCATCATTAAAGATTGGCTCAATTCTATCTGTTGTTCCAGATCTGTAAAAATTAAGAGATGCTGGTCTTGTCCTAATCATTCCAATGAAGCCATCATCTGGAACCTGAAGCGGAGGATCTACTACCTTTTGGGCGCCTTTAATGGTCGTTTCAACCATTATATTTATTGTTTTAACTTCCGGGAGCGCAACCATGCCTGGAGATCTACCGTACTTCTCGCCAGAGTGTTTCATCCATCTCGGACAAATATATGGGAATGAAGAAAAGCCTCCAGACTGGAGCTCTATTTCCCCCTCTCGTAAAGCATAAAGTGATTTGTATGAAAACCTTGATTCACCCGTATCACCAGACGGATAAACTCCGTGAACAATCATAAACTTCTTTGTGTCCTTTGCTTGATATGCCTTCGCAATATCTCTATGTTTAGTTAAAACTTCTGCGCCAAATGCTTGAACCATTTGCGCAGCACTCCACTCAAATTCCCGATAGACCTCAGACACCTGTCCGGCAAAGTCTTCCTCTAAATAACAGCCCCGAAGTGGTCTTGTTTGGAATCTGACGATAGACTTTTTATCTTCTTCGACAGACATGATCGATGTTCCGAATGCTCCTAGGTCAATATAAAGCTCATGTATTTCTGTTTGAAAGTTAGAGTTATTTAAAACATGGAGCATTTTTCTAGATTGTTTTTGAAGCCATCTACGAACATCATCTCGGCTATCGATTTCCTCAAAGCCAGTTGTTAATTCAAAAAACTGTGAATTCGGATTAGTAAGAAGAGAATGCAGAAATCCAGCCAAAAGAACATTTGAGTGCATGGCCGTGTTATCATAAATCTGCTGCTGAATCTTTTCCCCAGGAACGCGCGTCCTGGTTATATCATTCTTTGACGGGATAATATAATCACCAAGCTCCTGCCAGTGCGTTTCCCACGTCCCTCGTTCAGACTTTAAAAATTTAGCCTTCTCGCAAATCTTGCTTGGTGTTGGCATTTTTACCTCGTAAGAACAGTTTGACTTCGGCCCGGTTGAGATAGGGCTGTGTCCCGTATCCCTTGGAACAGCTTTCTTCCCTTAAACAAGGGATCAATTCCTTCTCGTGCTTTACCCAGGGTTTTATCAAGCTCCGAAAATCTGGCGACAGAAATTCCTTGAGTGGCCTGCGATAAAAGCTCGGCTCTAGTTTCATCATCAATTGTAGTATCTGATCCTATAGCAGAACGAAATTGCCCAAGCTGGCCAGCGCCAACTTGAACCTGATTTGGATCATATCTTTTTGATTTTGCTCCTCGTCCCATTAGTACCCCCTAAGCGGATCATACTCGA